GCACTTTTGTGCCTCCCTTTGTCCCTTGGAATTTTCCTATCCTTTTACGGGGCAATAAAACCCCCGTCCTCGGCTATGTTAATCCTTTGGGCATTGGATATCTCTTTCTGCGCCTAAACAACGCTGACGTTTTCTCAGTAAGGAAACTTCTTTAATGGCCACAACACGTTACCGTTCTCGCGGAGGCCTCGTTCCTGGGACTCCTCTTTTAGAGGAAAATAAGAATAGTACTGGATGTACTGCGCACGATTGGCAGTTCCTCCAGAATATTCCTACTGGTCCTTTGGTCGGAGACTTCGAGGAGTACCGTGACTGTGTTGTCGACAGGTTTAAGCACCGTATCAAAATTGGTGAGATTATTCCCACTAATGAGATGCAGAGCTCTAAACTTGTTGTCACTGTCGAGGCTGAGGGAAATGGCATCACGTACCGGCTCAATGCTCCTGTTTGCACCTCTCCTACGCTTATGGCGGAGGGGCGGTGCGACTCAGGGCTTTGGTTGCTTAAGTACATGAATGCCGCAAATATTTCCTTCTCGCCTCTACAGCCTAAGCCGGTTATATCCCAAACGGATATAAACGACTTGGTTAAAGAAGCTACTACGAAGGTCTTAGGTGACCGTGGTAACGCGGACAATAACTTGTTCGAGTCTATCGCGGAATACCGTCAGGCCATCGATCTCCTCACAAATCCCACTAAAAGTTTCTTTACGGTCATGAATGACCCGCGAAGATCTTTTCTTGGTAAAGCAGCTAGATCAGCTGCTGACGCGTGGGCCGTCTATCGCTGGGGGATTCGTCCCATGGTGAATGACGTTAACGGGATACTGAGTGGACTTAAGAAACAGGTCGGTCGAAGGAGAGTTACGACTCGGTCCTCTGAATCAATAAGGAGGGTTGAAGCCGGCTCATTGTCAGGTTCTTACGGAATCGCCAATGTCATCATCAATTACACAACTACTGATGAGGTCACTGTGCGTGCCCGTACTCTTGACGAAGTGGACTTCAGTGTTGCAAACAACATTGGGTTCTCAGTTAAGGGATTAACATCCCTTCCTTGGGAACTTGTCCCCTATTCCTTCGTTGCCGATTGGTTCGTGAATGTCGGTGATTATATCCGTGCACTCACGCCTGTTCCTGGTCTAAAATTGCTAGACGATAGTCTTACGATCGAGCGTGTTGTAAAAACTATTTATTCGGCTGGTCCTACTAGCCTTTTAAATAACGATTACAGCATTACTCGTCCGGTGTCGGGCTCTATTAGCTCGACTTTAAAGACTAAGACTCGATCGCGTCTTGGTGCTCCTAAGCTCGTCGTCAGATCTGACTTTAGATTTGATAAAGCTCTTAGGATTGCCGATGGGTTGGCTCTTGCCGCCCAAAGACTCGATTCAGCAGTTATGGGTTATCGCCGTTAATTTGGCTTTAACTTATCGCTGCGCCCCACCGGTGATTACCGGTGTTATTCACTTTGTTACAAAGTGACCTAGCAACCTTTATAAGGGAATTTCCCCTATGTCTCTCACTGTCAACGCTGGCACCTATACCGCTGATTCCTTTCAAAAGGATCAGGTCGGCTATGCCGGAGCCGCAAAAACGGTTTCCGTCAAAGACGACGTTACGCTCGGTCGGACGGCTCCCAAGCCGACCACCGTGTTTTCCGGTTTGGCGCGCACCGAAGCAAAGATGACTCGTACCCTGACCTTGACCGGGGCTCTCACGCCTACTGGCGATGCGATCCTCCGTATCTTGGTTGCGGTACCCGTCGGCTATGCATCGGGTGACGTGGATACGCTCCTGAACGACATGGGCGCCTTTCTTGCATCGGCGTCTTTCAAGACCCATGTGAAGAGTCAGAAAGTTTCGTATTAGAATGTCAACAGCTTTCATCGTTGCCATTCTGGCGATCCTTTCGGGTAAGGCCTTCCTCCCGGATCCTATCTGGGATGATATTCTTACCTGGCTCGTCACCCTGATAGCGAAGTAATTCTCTATCGGGTTCTGGTCTTAGCTTACTTTACGTAAGCGTCGTTCTTATGTAGTTACCATTTCGGTTTCTACACAATCTTTTAGGAATCATTATGAAACCTAAACAGGATCGTAAACTGCACCTATTGCAGAAACGCCTTCGGGGCGACTCTTTCCTTTTGTATAGGAGAGTCATGTCCGAGTTGTTTCGGCACCATGAAGACCATGACTTTGTTCATCGCTTGAGGTCCTACTTTAGAACCTCTCGCTTTGATAAAGCCTTGGAATTCGCTGAGCTGTTGTCAGAACAGACGTATTCTGATGCCACTACGCATTTTGTGGCTGCTCAGTTCGCACAGCTTATACGGAAGTACCCTTGGGATCCTAAGGTCGTAGGAACTGACCCGGAATCTAAGGCTATTAAGAAGTTTCTTTCGAGTGAGCACAAGTGTTCCTGGCTCAATAGAAAGTTCTTCCTCTACGATAATCTTCGTAGTCCGCATGAGTATCAACTTTCCAAAATGAGGAGTTTTATCCGATATGTTATCGGTGATTCTCCTCCTATGGATAGGATCTACTCTAACTGTGCTTTTGGTGCTGGCGCTTCTTTGGGGGTCCACGGTGATGCAACTAATTTGCTGAGAAAACTCTCGGTAGATAAGTTTACCGTTACTCCTGGC